ACTCAATGTTCCTGAAACTCGTATTCAAGGTGATACTGGTTTCTCAATGGGTCGTTCATCCGAAATCTTAAGAGACGAAGTTAAGTTCTCCAAGTTTGTTGGTAGATTAAGAAAGAGATTCTCGGACATGTTTAACGACATGTTGAAAACTCAATTGATCCTGAAAAACATTGTCACTCTCGAAGATTGGGAGGTCATGGCAGATCATATTCAGTATGATTTCCTGTATGACAATCACTTTGCTGAACTCAAAGAAGCAGAACTTGCTACAGAGAGAATCAATCTGGCACAATTGTATGAACCATACATTGGTAAGTATTACTCCAATGACTACATCAGAAGAAACGTTCTGCGTCAATCTGATGATGAAATTGAAGAGCAAGATAAGTTGATCGAGAAAGAAATTGATTCAGGAATGATTCCTGATCCTGCTGAAATGGCAGTCGATCCTGCTACTGGACAACCTATGATGCCAGAACCTGGTGCTCCCGCTGACGCAACGGCAATGCCTCCGATGCCAACTACCCCAGAAATCAAACCACCCAAAGGTGGTGAAATCTAAATAACAACACACAAGTATTTTACACAAAATGGAAGAATTAATGGATTTGCTTGTTGCTGATGAGTCTCCAGCTCAAATTAGTGACAAAATTAAAGATATTCTTTTTGCTAAATCAGCAGACAGAATTACAGAAATTCGCCCTCAAGTGGCAGCATCTATCTTTGACGAACCTGAAGTAGAGGAAGAAGAAGAGGTAGAAGTAGAAGTAGATGATACCCCAGAGGAAGAAGTATAATAAATATTGTTTAGGACTTATTGTAATTTAAGATAATGGCCATCAAACCAGTAGGCATTAACACAGTTCTTGCCACATCTAACTCGTCTGCTCAATCCGCTGCTTTCTCACAACAGGTTGAGAATATCAGAGTCTTGGCGGAGTCTGTTGGTTGCTATGTCGCAATCGGTACTAATCCTACTGCCACTAACGAAAACTTTTACGTTGGTGTATCTGGTGGTGCTGAAGAAATTGCTATCGGGCAGGCGTCAGCACAAAGAGTGGTTGGTATTACTACTGGTACTACTACAACGATTGATTTCCCAGAGGGAACAGGTTCTCCTTTTGCCGTAGGTGAAGCAGTCACTTTGTCTGCTGGTCAATCTAACTTTGACTTTACTCACAAAATCGTACAATCTATCGACAACACCCCTGGTGAAGTTGGTTTCTTTAATACGAGAATTGTGGTTGATGTTGATACATCCTCGGTGACAGATACATTTGATCCTAACAACTGGACTCAATTGAGAAAGTCAATTAAGGTCGCTGTTTTAGCAGAGGCTGGAACTGGCAAAGCATATATCCAACAAGTACAAGTATCCTGAAAACAATGAAACTCATCAGAGAAGAAATCGAAACAGTTGATTTTATCGTTGAAGAACGCAACGGTAAAAAGAACATGTTTATTGAGGGCATCTTCCTTCAGGGAGATCTCAAGAACAGAAATGGTCGTATGTATCCTATGGAAACTTTGAGAAAAGAAGTCCTAAGATATACTGAAAACCACGTCAATTCTGGGAGGGCTCTTGGAGAACTCGGACATCCAGATGGCCCGACTGTTAATCTGGATCGCGTCAGTCACAAAATTGTTTCGCTCAAGGAAAACGGAACCAATTTTATTGGTAAGGCAAAGATCCTATCAACTCCGATGGGTAAGATTGCGGAGTCTCTCATTAGCGAGGGAGTTAAACTTGGTGTTTCTTCTAGAGGCATCGGATCACTCAAGCAAACGAGAGAAGGCGTAAACATCGTTGGTGATGATTTTATGCTTTCAACTGCTGCTGATATTGTAGCAGATCCTTCTGCCCCCGACGCTTTTGTTGAGGGAATCATGGAAGGAAAGAACTGGGTATGGGATGGTGGTATCTTAAGAGAACAACAAGCTGCCAAAACATACAAACAGATCAACACCTTGGTTGATCAAAAACAACTTGACGAACAGAAGATCAGACTTTTTGATGATTTTCTGAACAATCTGTAAAAGATTCTAATTTATAAATAAATATAGATTAATTAAGGTTAATTTTCGGAGATTTACAAGAAATGGAGCAATCTAAAACTGCTGTGAATGCCAACGCAAAACCTGCTGACCCAATGCCAAAGTTGGGTCTTACGGGCGAAGGTCTTTCAGGTTCCTATGAGGATCTGGGTGGACCCACCCCTGAGAACTACAAACCCGATGATGATTCTGCAAAGCTCAAAGAGCCTAAGATCAAAACTGTCGCTGATGTAGTCAACAAGGGTGCTAAAAAGGCAGACGCAATGGATTCATCTAAAAAAGGCAGCTACGGCGAAGAAGCTGAAGTAGAAGAGGAGACTCTTGAAGAAGAGGAGACTTCTACTGAAGAGATCGTTGCCGAGGAAGAAGAAACTGTAGAAGAGTATGACGTTGAAGAAGACGTTAACGCTCTGCTCGGTGGCGAAGAACTCTCCGAAGAATTCAGAGAAAAGGCGAAAGTCATCTTTGAAGCCGCACTTAATTCTAAGATCAGAGAAATCCAAGAAGTTCTAGAAGAGCAGTACGCTGCCAAACTAGAAGAAGAAAAGGAAGGTCTTAAGGACACCTTGACTGAGAGAGTCGATGCGTATCTTGAGTATGTCTGCCAAGAGTGGATGTCTGAGAACGAACTGGCTGTCGAAGCTGGTCTGAAGACCGAAATGACCGAATCATTCCTTTCTGGAATGAAGGGTCTTTTTGAAGAACATTATGTAACTATCCCTGAAGAGAAATATGATGTGCTGGAAAGCATGGTAGAAAAACTTGATGAAATGGAAACCAAGCTCAATGAGCAGATCGACAAGAACATCGGACTGAATAAGAGACTCGCCGAGTCCACTGCTGATGTCATCATCGATCAAGTTTCTGAAGGACTCGCGTCTACTCAGAAAGAGAAGCTCGCTTCACTTGCCGAAAGTGTTGAGTTTGAAAGTGAAGACGAATATCGTGAGAAGCTGGAAACTTTGAAGGAGTCATACTTCTCCAGAGGCACTCCTGCTGCTAAAGCATCCGCCCCTCAAACCCTTTCCGAAGGTGTAGATACGACTGATGCTCCTGTATCCGCAGGAATGGATTCATATCTGAAGGCACTGGGTGCATTTAGAAATTCTTGAATTATATCAATTCAAACAAACACATAACGTTAATTTAAAGGTAAAAGCAAATGTTCCAATCCGAGCATCTGCAGGAAAAGTGGAGTCCTCTTCTCGACTATGAAGGTCTTGATTCAATCAAAGACAATCACAGAAGAGCCGTAACCGCTGTCCTGCTTGAAAACCAAGAGAAATTCCTTAAGGAAGAAGCCGCATTCTCGTCAGGTATGAACCTGATGGAAACCCCCACCAACGCAGGTAATGCTGCTGGTGCTTCTGGTGGTTTCGGTGCTGGCGCTCCTGATGCTGGCCCTGTTGCCGGTTTCGACCCTGTTCTGATCTCCCTGATCAGACGCGCAATGCCTAACCTGGTTGCTTATGACCTCGCTGGCGTTCAACCGATGAACGGTCCTACTGGACTGATCTTCGCAATGCGCTCCCGCTACACCCGTCAAGGTGGTCCTGAGACCTTCTATGACGAAGTTAACACCGCATTCTCCGGTCAGGATGATGGTAACGATCTGACCGCTGGTTTCTCTGACGGTCCTGTTGGTCTTGGTACTACCTCACAAGGTGCAGGCACCAATCCTTCCGTCCTCAACCCTGTCGGAACCGCCACCTCTACCGCCTATAACGTCGGTCAGGGTATGGTCACTGGTGACTCCGAGAACCTGGGTAATGGTACTGGTAACCAGTTTAACCAGATGGCATTCTCGATTGAGAAAGTCACTGTTACCGCCAAGTCCAGAGCTCTGAAAGCAGAGTACTCCTTGGAACTGGCACAAGACCTCAAGGCAATCCACGGTCTGAACGCTGAAGCAGAACTTGCTAACATCCTCTCTACTGAAATCCTCGCTGAGATCAACAGAGAAGTCATCAGAACGATCTACAAGATCGCTGAGCAAGGCGCTGTTTCTAACACCGCTACTGCTGGTGTATTCGACCTGGATGTTGACTCCAATGGTCGTTGGTCCGTTGAGAAGTTCAAGGGTCTCCTCTTCCAAATCGAGCGTGATGCTAACGCCATCGCACAAAGAACTCGTAGAGGGAAGGGCAACATGATCATGTGCTCGGCAGACGTTGCCTCCGCACTGACCATGGCAGGTATCCTGGATTACACCCCTGCTCTGAACAGCAACCTGAACGTTGATGACACCGGCAACACCTTCGCTGGTACTATCAATGGTAAGTTCCGCGTCTACATTGACCCCTATGCTGCTAACCTGAGTGTTGGTAACGCTGCTTCTAACGGCGGCAACCAGTACTACGTTGTTGGTTATAAGGGTTCTTCACCTTATGACGCTGGTCTGT